CATCAGGCGATTCACTTTTTACAAAAACTTTTTTCGGGTGTCAATATCGCAAAAAAGCCCCGCTAGCTGGTGAGGCTACGAGGCTTTTGAATATCACAATAATTTGTTCGATTGCTGTCCGGGCATCATTAAGTACACTAACGGCAGCTTACATTCGAATTGTGGCTCATTGGCTCAACAGAGTCAATATTTACTATGCGACTTTTCTAATTTTAACCACACGCTTGCGATCGTTAAAGGCATTTAGCAGCGGAGTGTAGAGAAGATACAAACTTGCATTCAGTATTTCGTCCACCTCTCGCCGGCAAGTAATCATCGACGGTACGCGATAGCTTTCACCACCTCGGCCCGACATTTTGCGAGGACTTGCGCACTTGTGATAGTAAGATGCGATCGCACGCTTGGAAGAGCCGTGTGCGTAGTAGCTAAGCAGTATGCCAAAAGCTTTTTTATCGATGCACATGACGGAGTCCACGACCTGAGAAATCAAGAGTCCGTCATCATCGTTGCACATTGGCCGGTATGGATATGATTGTGGTTCAACAGTAGCCATGTATTGCGCTATGACGCTGCTCTGGCGCTTTTCCAGCCTTCCTGAATAGACCCACGCTCCCCACAGCTCTAGCCAGCTGTTAAGCCAGTCATGCTGCTCTTTAGTAAGATTAAACTCGCGTACTGGCATGTTTCACCCCCATGATTTTCGCTGTGTTACGCAATATGCGGTAGTTGATTTCGAACATGCGGCGGGCGCGGTACATCCGCAGCAGTTGCCAATTCTGTCTGAGGTAGTCGGTCATGCGGCCTCTCTCTGCTTATTCAGTTCTCTGGTTTTCTGCCGGTAATGCGCCGCCAGCTCCTGCAGCTCTTCCCGCGTCCACTTTTTCAGCTCATGCGGCCCCATTAGACGATCGAACGCAGCCTGACCGATTTTCTTAATCAGGTTGGGCGTGTAGTTTTCGATGTTGCCGGAGAGGTGCTGATTACAGGGGACGCATTGCTTATGGCAGTTGGTTTCGTCATAACGCGTTGCCGGTGAAGCGCCGCGCGTGCGGTAGTGGCCTGCGTCATATTTGCCATCGTGGAAGCGTCCGCAACTAATGCATGGTTCGGCGGCGTCGCGAGTGCGGATGTATTCGTTGAAGGCGGCTTGTGCTTGTTTGTGGAAATGGCTGAGGGGTTGTAGTGCTAACTTGCGGACTTTGATACTGCGTCGTTCCTGCTGGGCTTCTTTCTTTCGGTTCCTTTCCTGCTGAATTATTCGCTTCTGTCTGGCTTCATCTGCAAGTTTGGTTATCAACTCGCTTTGGTGTTCTTCGCAACACCACCACTGGTAGAGTGTTAGCGGCTTGAATCGCTTATCGCATATTCGGCAGTTACGACCCTTGGGCAGCTTACGTATTTCAGTCATCGTCCTCTCCCATTTTCCCATTCGGATCGCTTTCTACCCAGGCATCTACGCAGGCAGCACAGCAGTAAACTTCCTCCGTGGTGAGCAATGCAGGACAACCAGCGCACCTGATATCGGGCGTATAGCCAGATGGCGTGGATTGGGACGTATTCGAAGTGTTCTGCATACCAGGAGTCCTCTTCGCAGGTGTGGCAGCTTATTCCGTGAAAGTGCTTATCTTCACTGGTGAGGATGGTGTGGCAGCGCTGGCAGCGTTCACGCGGCATGAGAGATGCCCTTACCTACATAATCCGGCCAGTGTTTTTTGAGTAATGCGGATGGCACTTTAAGTTTCAGGCCCAGCGAGTGCGCTTTTCCAATTACTGCTGATACGGATTTATTCACAGCAGCAGCCATAACAGGAACCGGTACTTTTCCGGCCACTCGCTCGATGTATGCAAGGTCTTTTTCACTCCAGGTCTTCTTAGGCATTTTGTTTTTCCTTCAGTCTCTGATATTCGCTGTCGTGCGGGATTGTCAGCGCCAGGCCGAACTGCGCACACCAACGCTCAACCTGATTCAGAAAGAAATGCATCTCTCCTGTATCAAGGCTGGATGTGTGCCGGGGTTCGTAGGTAGTGACCTTCTCGCCGGTGACGAAGTCGGTGTAGGTGATTTCTTCGCAGCCAAGATAGGTGCGCTTGAGGTTTCGCTTTACCCATTCAGGCGTGGCGTCGGCACGGCCGGAATTAATCAGATAGGCGCTGATTTCGGCGTACCACATATGGGATAAGGAGTTCTGGTTGATGCTGCGTTTTTCTTTCCACGGCTTAACGATTAGCCGGTAGCTTTCACCAGATTCGAGCAGAGGAAGAAGCTGTTGCCCGATGGCGCTGTAGTTCGATTTGTGCAACCGAACCCCATTTTTAGAGATATCGGTCATGTGATTTATTATGTTTATATTTAAGCGGTGCTTATTTCCCTGGTGACGTTCCTTGTTACTTATTCGGATACGGCCAGGAGTGATCTATGCCCGCAGATGAAAGGATTCCGGTTACGGCCAGATAAGCCAAAACCAGCGCGAAAATAACAATTGCCGATATTTCAAGTGTTTTGATGAAATGATGCTTAGCCATAAATATCCCTCTTCAGTTTGGGTGTATTAAACTCTCCATCTGAAAATAAGATGTTACCGGTAAAGCGCAAGTCAAATTCACACTGTGAAACATAAAGCAGAACTTATTGATTTTTTGCGATGCGAAAATTCACCTCCACTTTTGAGTCAATCATATCTGCTACTTCTGTGGCTGGTGAATTTGCTCAGGACGGATATGTAACTTTCATGCCGGCTGCCTGAACAGCTTTCACCACATCCCTTTCGTAACAGCGGTGCTGAAAAACACCCTCAACCCAATATTCGCTGTCGCTTACTTCCGGCAGAGACACGCTCCCATAATCTGGCAGAACCAGGCTGCGGCTCGCACCACGAAGACGGTTCAAGTAACCTTTTCTGACGAGAGCATTTACGTGTCCACATGCGCTGTTCTGCGACTTCCAGCCGAACTCCTTGGTAATTTCCAGTAGTGACGGGCAGCGACCATTATCTCTGATCGATGTGCGGATAAAATCCAGCGTTGATTGCTGTATTTCGGTGAGATGTTTGTTCATGATGCGGCCCCTTCCCGACCTTCCAGCCAGAAGAAAAACGCGCGATCGACAACAGCATCGCGATATCCCATGTACGTCCTGCGCAGGTCATGCCTATCGCCGTGCACGCTGCGGTAGAGGCGCTCAAACCTGATGCGTATTCCTTCGCTCATGGCAGCTTCTCCTGCCCACCATTTCCGAAGCGATGCACCTCTGGCGGCATATTCAGATGCTTGCGGTTACTTCGAATCACTTCAGCCCAAATCTGGTACTCGGCAAGAATACCGGCGACGTTGGCGGCTCGATTTCTGTAGCCCTTACGGCGCAAAGCTCGGCGCTTGTGCACGCGAACCACTTCAGCCCAGCGCTCTTTATTCAAATTTCCTGCCGCCGAGAAAGTCCGCTTGTGAGTAGCAACTTTCTGCTCATGCCAGCGAACCTGAAGCTGAGCCAGTGTTGTTGATTTACTCATGATGACCTCGCTGATTTCAGTTTTGCGCGGAGCATGGCAACGCCTTCGAGTGCCTTCTCGCTGGTTGATGGGATGGAGAGCTTCAGCAGCTGCTTGCGCGGTTCAGGGATTTCCTCGCCAGATTCGATGCGCTGAGCCATCTTGCGAAGCTCTGAACGACACTTTACTCGCAGCTCTGCTTCGCTGAGGTTTCCGGCGCGCATCATGCTATACAGGCCGGTGACCATCCAGTAATCAGCGTTGGTCTTCCACGGATAAAGCTCGGCTGTCTGGTAGTCACCGCGCTTCGCACAGTAGGTCATCACCATCGAATACAATTCGTCTTCGTCAGGTATGCCAGCAGCGCTGAATGACGCTTCTTTGCACCACTCAATGAACTGGCCCGGTGATGGCAGAAACGGCGAACCGCTGGCGCGTGCGTGCTTCATGCCTGCTGACAGCTGCTGCTTGCTGTGGATTCCGTTTTCGGCGAATGCGGCGATCCACTGACGCTTTGCTGCTGACTCGTCTTCAGGTCGCTTCCATGCTGTGCTGACTGATGCCGGGAAAACCTGCTTAAGGTTGGTGAATAGCGCGTCTACCAGTCGCTCGACGCCTTCATGCACGCCACGGTCCAACGGTTGCGGGCCATCTCCAGCCAGGCGGGCCAACGCACCTGCGTCGCGGTTCTGAATTGCAGATACGAGTTGTCTCATAGGAATTCATTCTCCCAGGCTTCGCGGCTATTCCAGTGCTGTGCGGTTTGCTGAGGCACTGGTGCCTGTCGGTTACGGTTAGGCTGGTTCATTTGAGCCTTGAGCGTGTCCCACTTCTCGCGAAGCTTTGCAGGACTCATCACATTGGTTTGCCAGAACTGATCGGCATTGGCCCATTTGAATACTTCGCAGATATCGTGGTGGCTTACCTTCATGGCGTTCCGCATCAGGCGGATGTCGTTCGACCAGGCTGGCCAGTTAGGTTCCTGAGCCGTTGGTGAGACGATTACCACCTTGCAGAACATCCACTCAGCAGCTTTCAGGTCGTCAGCTGTTCCCCACTTATCACCCTTGGGTGACTGAATGGCTGCATCAGGACGAAGAACTGGAAGCTGTTTGGAGGGTGAGTCAGGGGATTCGTTAGAATTCTCTGACGTAGTGTTTTTAATACTGTTCTTGTTCTTGTATTGGGTGGCTACCGTTTCCGGTAAGAGTTTTACCGATTCCGGTAAGGTTTTTACCGTTTTCGGTAACTTTTTTACCGTTTCCGGTTTGTCTAAAATCCATGCTGAAAGCTCAGTATTTACACCGACTAATTTCATCCCACCCTGTTTATGGCTGAAGATAATTTGTCTATCGGCAAGAGCTTTGATGGCGTTTGAAACATGCGTATCTTCAAGACCGGTGAGGTCGGCGATCACAGTGTTCGTTACCCTGTCCTGTTTTTTATTCCATCCGTAGGTAAGCCATATCACCGCTTCAAAACATTGCCACTCACGCCCCGACAATCTGAGGCGCGGTTTAAGCTTCTGAATCTCGTTGGCGACTTTGGTATACCCGTTGGACAGGTCGGCCATATGACCTCCTGTTTGCTCGGTTTTCTTGGGGAATGTGATGATTTTGGCGAGGCTCATGAAACCTCCCCAATGCCATAATGGGCTTTGGCTTCATTGATGATTGCAAATGCTTCCAGTGCCTGAAGGCCTGTTTCAAAGTCAAGACTGACCGCGAAAGTTTCCTCTGCCAATTCCGCTTCGCAATTCTTTGCGATCAGCTCAACCAGTTTCCGCATTTTTGCTGCGCTAAACTGCGGCATAGCTGAGCTGCGCGAAAGTTTTGTTTTACCTGCGGCCTTCACCTTGGCCATCTGCTCAATCGCCACCGCGCCAGCTTTGGGCCCATGCTCGCGTGTGAGTGCCACTGCTGTTGTCGCCGCCACGGAGCCAGACTTAACCATCTCGATCAGCTCATCGCCACAGGTCAGGAGCTGGAGGTGATGATCGACATCGGATGGTGAGCGCTTAACGCGTTTGGCGATCTCAGCCGGTTCCCATCCCTGATTAGCCAGGCGCTGATATGCCGCCGCGCGTTCCAGTGATGTTAGCGGTTTGCCCTGGCTGCTGGTTACCATGAAAGCGATGCGTTCGGCTTCGGTACCGGAAAAATCCTTGCATTCAAGGCGCGGGATTTCGGTACCGGATTCAGTCGCCAGCAACGCGCCGTGATAGCGGTGGTGACCGTCAATTATCTTGATGCCTTTGTCGGTTACCTGCACCGCCAAAGGCGGCAGAAATTCACCTGCGATATAAGCATCGCGAAACTCTTCGATGTGCGCCTGATCGATTTCACGCACGTTGTAACCCGGCTCGATATACAGCTCAGAAAGCGGCACCAGAAAGGTTTTCTTAGCTGACATTTCGGTGCCGTTTTTCTCTTTAGCCTTGTAAAGCGAAAGTAAACTACTCATAATTACTCCTGTATGTTGATCCAGTTAATCCATACATCAGGCGCTGAAACTGTTCCCGCAGTTCGGCGCTTTTTCTTTTCCAATCGCAGCTGCCACCGCTTGTCGGGCAACTTCTGCAATCAGGCTTGTTTCCCACACCTTCTCCAGCAGCACGAAAACCGTCGCCATATCGCGCAGGTTTAACCGGCTAACCTTCGATTCGTGCCATCCAGCTTCATCAGCCAGAACGCGCTGACCTTTGTGTGTCAGTCGGGATCGGAGTTCTGTTTCCACTTCATTGATTAACTTGCTGTTTCTTGCGTGTTCCATGATTGATAATTCCTTTTAGTAAATTCATTGCGTGACATTGCGGTGAGCAACTCACTTGGGTTTGCTCCGGCATTTCGGCGGGAGCGGCTTCAGAGTTTTAAAGAGCGGTGTTTCTTAAGCCGCTGTTTCGGCTGATTTCATGTATCGCTGCGGATAAAGAATCTGCATCTCGGTGATCTTCCCTTTGAAGAACCGGGACAATTTCTCTGCCGTTTCGAGTGACGGAACCTGAATTCCCCTTTCGATTCGGCTTAGGTTTCCAACGTCAAGTTGCGTGGCGATGGCTACCTCAGCAATTGTCAGCTTTTTCTCTACACGCATTTTCCTTAATGGTGTTGGCATGATGCACCTCCTAAATGCGCTATACGCATAATATGCGAATCAGTAAATATGCGCAAGGCGCTTTGCGTGTCACGCATAAAAAAGGTTAGATAACTGCCATGAAAATAGGCGAAAAGATTAAACAGATTCGCAAAGCGAATAAGATGACATTGAGCGAACTTGCGTTGCGCGTTGATAGCGACGTAGGCAACCTGTCACGACTTGAGCGAGGCAAACAGGGCTACAGCGAAGCGATGGTGCAAAAAATTGCCGATGCGCTTTCTGTTCCTGTATCTGAGCTATTCTCTTCTCATGACGCTAATGATACTGTAGATACATACAGTGTTGGCTCGATTATAAAAAAGGGGAGAAATGATGTGTACAGGATTGATGTTCTTGATGTTTCAGCAAGCGCCGGTGATGGCTCGCCATCCAAGGACGTCGTTGAAGTCATAAGGTCTATTGAATATGTTCCCGATCAGGCAAGGGTCATATTCGGCAATCGTCCGGAGTCCTCTGTGAAGCTTATCAACGTTCGCGGAGACAGCATGGAGGGAACCATCGAGCCCGGCGACCTAATCTTTGTTGATGTCGCAGTGTGCAATTTCGATGGTGACGGTATCTATGTGTTCGATTTCAACGGCGACATGTTTGTTAAGCGCCTGCAGAAAGTTAAGACTGAGTTGATCGTCATATCTGACAACCCTCGCTACCGTGAGTGGAGCATATCTGAAGAAGAAATGGATATGCTTCATGTAGCTGGGCGCGTGATGCTTAGCCAGTCGCAGCAGTACCGCCGTCACGGATAACTCCCCTTTCTCAAATTAGCCCGCTATATGCGGGCTTTTTTGTGTCCGCTGCATATCTTGATTAAAAAAAAATCCCCTTCTGTTTCATACGCATAAATCACTTTGAGCCCTGATCACCCCTTTAAGATTAAATATGCGCTTGACGCATATGCGCAGTACGCATAATATTTATCCCATCAGCAGGACGCACCACCCAACAGGACGTTGGATCGCTCTTTAACATTGATGGGGTTTGTCTCCGCCGAAATGCGGGGAACCAAAGTGAAGTTGGCTTTGGGATTGGATGAATGCGCAGGCTGATGCGCACCGGGATCGCAACGTAAGTCGCAGCGGCGCAGTGATAGATGGTATGCGCGGCGCATGCCGTACAAGGTCTGGTTAGTGCCATCCAGAAAGCCGGAGATCAGCACCGGCCATCCAATCACCTAAGCCAATTACCGGAGGAACACCATGACAGTAGTCGTAACTTATCTGGCCTCTGATAACGCCAGAAATCGTCGCAGAGCACGCCGTGCAGAAGCGAATGAGCATCTGAACGCAGATAACCGCCTTGCTCGCAAAATTGCAGTAGCGAGCTCTGGATGTAGCTTAAACGTAGCCCGCGCCACCTCCTCCCCTAATCTGCGAGACAAGAAGGAAGGTGGAGCAGTGTGTTTGCCTGATGTTGCGCAATTTGCAGCAGGCTATCGGAAATCTAAAGACAACGTGACGGCGAGGTGAGAAATGGCTCTTGACCACGGCATGCTAAATGTCCCGCTGGATAAGCGCGGCAACTTCCACAAAGAACTGGATGACCACCTGGCATCAGAGAAACGCCGGAAGGATGATGAGATGTTTGTTCGAAAGGATGCATTCAACACCGCTAAGCATGAAGCTAAGCGCCTCTACCCGCTCATGGATGACGACCTAATTAAGGCAGAAGCAAAACGGCGCGGTATGAAGTTGCGAGAATTCCGTGAAGTGCTAAAAGACATTCGCGATTTCAAGCCAAAGCAAGCGCCACTGGCTTTCGCACCCTTCATGAAGACCGACTAACCACCGGCCTTTTTTACGCCACCTGTTCACTAAACAGCGTGGACGCAGCAGGCATTTACTGTGTAATGATTTTTACTTGCGCCGGCAGCGCTCCGAACATTTACGTACTTCATCCCAGCACTTTTCCCACTTTTTACGCCAAGTGAATGGCCGACCACATACGGTGCAGATTTTGGTTGGGAGTTCGTTTTTCTTCACAACTCTCCTCATTCGCATAGTGTCACAGAGTAAATATGCTAGACGACTTCATTAGGCCTTCAGACCTTGCCGAGCAAGCCAGATATTTTGCACGTGGTTATGAATAGACCGCATTAAGCGGGACTATTTTTGAGAAACATCTTCATGAGGTTTGGCCTCAACAAGAATCAGCGGGCATTTTCTCACCTTACATGCCTGTGAATACGCTAGCTCACATACATCACAAATGCTCCTGACCTCTGTCTGATATTCGTACTCCATGTAATAACGGAAATTTCCACCGCACGTTTCAGTTCTCCAGAAACGTAACGGTTCGAGCACTTCATCAAGTTGCCTGAAAGTCAGGCCTGTTGGGTTATGAAAACCCACTCTTACACGGTATGTAGTCATGATTTGATAATCCCTAACCCTCTGATTCTTTACAAGCCAGTTATGAATCTTGCTGTGATAGGGATTTCCTAAATAAACCCGCCTATGTGCGGGTATTTTTTTGCCCGCAGGAGAAGGAAATGAGTGAAACAACGGAATTAGCAGTACTTGAGGTAAAGCCAGAACAAGCGCCAACGCTTTATGTGCCGAACGGACTCGATGCGTTTCTTGAAGAGATTCGCAAGCAGGTCAATGAGGTTCCAGACCTCACTACGGCAAAAGGTCGCGCTCGCGTTGCGTCATTGGCGGCGCAGGTATCACGTAGCAAGACAGCAATAGAGAAGCCGGGGCGTGACTACCTCAAGCGCCTTAAGGAGGCCGTGAGACCCGCTGAAGCAGAGATTAAGCGCTTTGTTGATGCTTGCGATGCGCTGCGTGATGAAACGCGAAAGCCACTGACAGAATGGGAGGCCGAGCAAGAGCGCATCGCTGCTGAGAAGGCTGCGGAGGAAGAGCGCCAGCGAATTGAAACCGAGCAAAAAGCGGCAGAGGAAGCGCTGAAGAAGCAGCTTGAAGCCGATCATGAAATCGCCCTGCTTCTGAATGAGAAATTCGACCGTGAAGCTGCTGAAGCGAAAGCCGAGGCCGAGCGTCAGCGAATTGCCCACGAAGAAGAGATTCGCCGTCAGGCTGTCGAGCAGGCACGCATTGAGGCTGAGCAGAAGGCGCAGCAAGAACGCGAAGCAGCAGCACAGCGTGAGCGTGATTTGCAGGCCAAAGCAGAGCAAGCCGAACGTGACCGCATCGCCTCACAGGAACGCGCTGAGCGCGAAGCCAGAGAGGCGCAGGAGCGCACTGCAAAGCTGGCGCAGGAAGCGCGTGAGCAGGCTGAGCGTGAGAAACAGGCAGCAATTGCCGAAGAGCAGCGTAAAGCCAAAGCAGTGGAAGATGATCGTCTCGCTGAAGAGAAGCGCATCGCCGACGAAGCCGCAGCCCGTGCGGCAAATGAGGCGCATCGCAAGAAGATTGGCACGGAAATCGTCACCGCTCTTTTGGGTCGTACAAGCCTAACGCGCGAGCAGGCAATTGAAGTTCTGGTAGCGCTGAAAGACAACCAAATCCCGCACACCCGCATCACCTACTGATTTAAACACTTAACCAACACCAAGGAAACCCACGATGACCTTCTCTATCGCGGGCGGACCCATCGTGGATTTCGCCCATCAAGAATCGCTTTTAGACGCTATCACTCGCCGCCTCCGTTCTGGCTGGCGCTCACTTATGGACACTTTAAATCAGCCGGGGCAGCCATGAGCCAGCAGCAGACCAAGCAGTATCAGAAGCAGCAGGAAGAGATTGAGCGCCAGCGCATGTTAGAGCGCACACAGGATTATCCATTCATCAATCAGATGCTGAGAATGCTCGGCATGCCGGAGCGAAAATGAGCCGATTCACATTAAGTGCGAAAGACAAAGCTGAAGTTCTTCGCATCGTTGAAGCGCTGCCGGTTGAAGAGCGAGAGCATGTTGCTGAAGAGGTCGATGACTGGATGAAGAGCCATCACGTCAATCCACTGATGATGGCGGCGCAGGTAATGCTGAGCCAGCACTGCTCACAGGCGGCAATTTCCGTTCTCGACAGTAACGATGACTGGCACATCAAATTCGATGAGGTTCTCCGTGACTTGCTGATTTTTGCTGGCGAGTGCGATCGGAGCGTTAATATTTTGGTTAATAAGGTGGCCTGATGAGCAACGAATTAGCAGTAACGGCGTCGGCACTTGCCGAGAAAGGGATTGATATTGCGACATGGAGCGCCCTAAAGAACAGTATTTATCCGGGTGCTAAGGAAGAATCGGTAATGATGGCGCTGGACTACTGCCGCGCACGACAACTTGACCCTCTGCTGAAACCGGTTCATCTGGTGCCGATGAGCGTAAAAGATCAAAAGAGCGGCAAGAACGAATGGCGAGATGTTGTCATGCCTGGTATCGGCCTTTATCGCATTCAAGCCGACCGTTCCGGGGATTACGCTGGAGCTCATGAGCCAGAGTTCGGACCTGACATTACTCAGTCACTAAATGGCGTGGAAGTAACTTACCCACAGTGGTGCAAATACACCGTCAGTAAGCGCATGCCAAGTGGTGAAATCGTCGAGTTCAGCGCGAAGGAATACTGGATCGAAAACTACGCCACCTCAGGGCGAGACACCACTGCGCCAAACGCTATGTGGAAGAAGAGACCTTATGGGCAACTGGCGAAGTGTGCTGAGGCGCAGGCATTGCGTAAGGCTTGGCCGGAAATTGGTCAGCAGCCAACCGCTGAGGAAATGGAAGGCAAGACGCTCGATGTGAGCGATATGCGTGATGTTACTCCTCAACGGTCACAGGATGCGCAGGCGCTAATGGCAAGTAGCGAAACGCTGCAAGCGATTAGCGACCTTCTGATGAAGTTGGACAAGGATTGGGATAACGACTTCCTCCCCCTGTGCCGCACCATCTTCAAGCGTGATATTTACGAAGCCAGCCAGCTGACCGAAGAGGAAGCACAGAAGGGTTATAACTTCCTTCAGAAACGCGCACCGGAGGCTGCATGACGCCCGAAATAATTTTGAAACGCACAGGTATAGACGTGCGCAATGTTGAACAAGGCGGAGAGGATTGGATGCGTCTCCGCCTTGGCGTTATCACTGCTTCAGAAGTATCGAATGTTATATCGAAGCCTCGCAGCGGAACCGCGTGGAGCGACATGAAAAAATCCTACTTTCATACGCTAATTGCTGAGGTCTGTACGGGCGTATCACCCGAAATAAACGCCAAATCTCTTGCATGGGGCAAGCAGCACGAGATGGACGCAAGGACGCTTTTTGAGTTCACATCAGGCGTTCAGGTAACGGAAGCGCCCATCATCTACAAGGACGAAACACTTCGCACCGCCTGCTCTCCTGATGGTCTTTGCAGTAATGAATTTGGTCTTGAACTGAAATGCCCTTTCACCTCTCGCGACTTCGTTAAATTCCGCCTGGGCGGGTTTGATGCCATCAAGTCAGCCTATATGGCGCAGGTTCAGTACAGCATGTGGGTGACCGGCAAGGATGCTTGGTTCTTCGCTAACTACGACCCGCGCATGAAGCGCGAAGGCATTCACCACGTAGTTGTAGAGCGCGATGAAAAGTTCATGGCTGAGTTCGATACGCACGTGCCCGACTTCATCGAAAAGATGGATTTGGCGCTGGCTGAAATCGGCTTCACTTTCGGCGACCAATGGAGATAGTCATGCTCAAACAACCCCACTACCGCCGCAACCAACATCCCAACAACGGCTTTAAGGAAAAGGTCGTGTGGCAACTCAGCAAAGGACCACGAACAGGGCGCGAATTAAGCGCCCTTTTTCATATGTCGCTCGGTGAGTTCAACAGCCTGATGCGTGGATGCCTGCGCGGGAAGACGGCGGTAATTACAGCTTCCGAACCGGTGCCGGTCGATGCCTGCACCGACTACACGTACACGCTCATCAGCACCAAGCGCACAACACATAAAAACCCGAAGGCGATCGTCGTTTCATGGCGAGCTTTCGGCATGGCTACCAATGACAGCCAGCGCATAAACACAGAGGCGGCACAGCGCCGCGCCAGATTAATCGACGCTGGCCTGTACCCGGTTGGCGAATGAGGGGAAAGAGATGAGTGAAGTTAAGCGTTTAAGCTTAGATATGCAGTTCGCTAAGTCACAGGTCAAGCATGATGATAACGGCGAACTTTGTTTTTACAGAGATTACGCCGCCCTGCAGCAAAAGCTGGATGCGCTCAGCCGCGAGTGCGGAATGATGTCTGGCCTTCTGAACGACATAAGCCGCTACCACGAAGAGTGCACCCATGATGACCAGATGCATGCGCTTATTCCGCTGGAGTATGTTTCAGCGATTAACGGGTTCGTTGAGCGCGATGTTGATGGCGAGAATCCATGTCCGCTAACCGATGCGTTCCTTAGCGCGGTGCGAGCTGAGGGTGTGGATTTATATGCTCAAGCATTGCGGCGCCAGCAGGAAGATGCAGTCACACAGTCCGAGCATCGACACACCCGACTCGGCCGTGCCGCCGTTTTTGCAGAAGAGTTCGCCAACAAACTCCGCGCCGGCCACACCGAAGGACCCACCCATGACTAACAACCAGCAACTTGCAGCACATTGCCGCGACGTTATCGCCAATCCGCAAGACCATCTGGATTGGGTGGTGGATATGGCTAGAGTGGCTCTTTCCGCACTAACCCAACCTGCAATCCCGGTATTCAAGCTGCCAGAAATTAAAAAGGAAGCCATCCCTTTTGCTGCACATCGCATCGAGGCAATATCTTGGAACCGCTGCATTGCTGAGTTCAAGCGCCTAAATGCCCCACACACAGCACAGATAGAGCCTATATGTGCCACAGGTGGTGCAGAGTGGGTGAAGTGTAGCGATCGGATGCCGGTAATTGGTGAAAACTGCTGGAGAACGCCGCTACCTGTATTGGTAATGTGTGAGCTCGGAATAATTCCTGCATATGCGAGAACCTACACGACGCTTTCTGGAGAGAAAAAGGTGGGATTTGCAGCATCACTTGTATTTGGCAACAACGATGGTGACCAACCTGAAAGCCTTTATTCAAGTGAGATTTTGACGCAGGCAACTATGTGGCGTGAAATGCCAGCAGGGCCAACTTCCTAATCACGCCACAGGGTCATCAATCTCTTCTACCAGCTCATCACCCTGATTATGGATATTCCCGACCTTCTTGCTGACCGGAAGCCAGGCGAAATCTTTCTCAGGTACCGCGGCGTCATGGGCGATTTCCTGCGCGCGCTCAGGCGTGGTTTTTTCGCTTAGCCATTCACGCACAGCATCAGCAGTCAGCACCAGCGGGCGCCGGTCATGGATATCGACCATACCCTTGTTGCTTGATGACGTGACGATGACGAAGCCCTCTTTATCGTGGTCTTTGCCATAGGGCGTTTTGCCAATGGCGGCGAAGAACAGCGGCGTTTTTTTCTTGTGGTAGATGAAGTAAGGCTGCTTCTTGTCGCCATCCTTCTTCCATTCATACCAACCGTCTGCCGGCACAATGGCGCGGCCGTGATTCCACAGTGGTTTGAACATGCGCCCGGTGGCAGCGGTTTCGCCGCGGGCATTGATGAGAGGTTGCTTATCCCACCACTCTGGACCGTAGCCCCAGTAAACCGGATCGAGATGCAGCGCTTCGTCTCGCTCATTGAGCAATAGCACCTTCGTACCGGGGGCAACGTTAAAGCGCCCTATCGGCTCATGGTCATACTGGATTTCGTCAGCCTTCAGGCCTAGCGATTCAAAGTATTCATCTCTACTGCTGTACTGCGCGAATCGTCCACACATATGCACCTCCTGTTTTAAGGATAGCGCGGTATACTCGCTTCAGGAGGACAACATCATGTCTCACAATTTGGCAGCACGCAGCAGAGAAGAACGCGACAGGATTAATGTCGATTTGGCCGCGTCAGGAGTGGCTTACAAGGAGCGTATGAATTTGCCGGTTATCGCCATGGAAGTGGAGATGCAGCAACCAGCAGAGCTTCGCGAATACTTCAAAGAGCGCCTGCAGCATTACAGGAATGTCGCGCTGCAGTTTCCGCGCGGCAGCGACCCGGTTTATCAGAAGGAGAGTAAGGATTGAGTTGGCATCACGGAGATTATATAGACTTTTTCGCGGCAATTGGAGGAATGGTATCTGCTGGAGCAGCTGCTTACGCAGCAATTCAAAGCCGCAAGAGTGCCAATGATAGTTTTACTCAGCAAAAAGAACTATTCAGATTTGAACAAGAAAGGCACCTTCTGGACCTGCTTAGGTCTGAAGCTAGCAAGGCCAATGAAAGCGTCAAGAACACCATTGGCCAAGATTGGACTTTTTTTCAAGCTGCAAATGCAACGTATGCACTTGATGCTGCTAAACAAATCATCAAAGGCCAGAGTGTTCAACACACTCCGGATGAGGTAGAAAGATATAAGTTATTCTTCTTGGATCAGCTCTGTTATGAAATAACCTCAGAAATGAATGAAGCTCATAACATGCCCGACGGTTTTTTAGACTCACATAAAGGCTTTCGCGAATCCCGGCAAATTATTCCTTTATGGTTAGATAATCTGCGCTTTTTTAACTTCTTAAGCGATGAGGTTAAATAGTTTTCAAATGGCACTCTACTAACTAAATGCCGCCCACCGAGGCGGTTTTTTTACGCCTATACATCGGAGAAACACTATGCAAATTCACATCGGCGAAAAATACGTTTTAACCGCTGACCAGTATCAGTACATCATCCGCGAGAAGAAAATCACCAAGGAAGGCGATAGCGCAGGTAAGGAATGGCAGCAACTGGTTGGCTACTATCCAAAGCTCAGCCAGGCGATTAATGCGCTTATTCACCTCGATGTGCGGCTTGAAGATGTGCAGTCGCTACAGGCGATGGAGCAGCACATCAACCGAGTGTCACTGCAGTGTGAGCAGGCTTTTGCTGAGAAGGCATGAAGCCCGCCACCGAAAACGCGTTAAGGGCCGTAGCGCGTAAGTGCAGAACGGAAATACTCACCGCCATTGACGGCAAGCCCAAATCAGAACACGACCACATCATCACCACCCTACTTGATAAGCACGCCAAAACCATTGACTGCCTGCCGCCTAATACGTTCCGGCCAAAAGCGTGGTTGACGTATTACGTTCGCAAAATTGATAAGGAGATTCGCAATGTCAGTTGAATTAGTAGATAAGCGCCGTGCCGGCGAACGCATAAGTGGAATAGGATTGCCAAATGGAACGTGGTTTAAGGTGCTCGCCATTCCTGGCATGGGAAAGCTGGTAGACACGCATCACAGCAACGACCCATTGAGCGTTACTCCAGCAAAAGCCAAGAAAATGGCCGACTTACTGGGTCCATGGACGCCGCCCGATGGTTGGTGCAATGGAAACGACCGCGAAGCCCACGCCAGAATGAAAAATTACCTGATCGAGTTTTTCCGCAACTGTAACGGCTTCCGCACTTACTAATCCCCCACCCCATTAAACTTTATCGCGCTCTGCGTGAGGAGTTGTTATGTCCAGAGACTTGCTTTTCGAATGGCTGAAGAGTGGCGAATACATGCCATCAGAGTTCAGGGATTTTCACAACCAAAAAGACCTGTTTAAGGCGATGCATAACACCATCACTAACGCTGATGAGAACGGCAACTGGAGAGACGGTCACGTCTATGTCGTGGACACTTTCCTATGGTACATGGCCCGCTGCGGTTACACGCTTCAGCGAAGCCGCAAGCAAGTGCCATTCAAAAGCATGGATGACGATATTGAACGCATGAAGAAAGAGGTGACGGATAATTTTTCAAACATGCTTTCAGCAAAATGACCACCACCTGCGAAGACATCACCCCGGCTGAGGTCATCATCGATTTCAGCCTTCTCGCTGCAGTAATCATCGCTTTTATCCTCGGCAAACCACCTAAGGAGTGAGTGTGGCTATATGGTCACATTTGCTCCTATTGGGTTGAATTGTTTCTATATACCGACAATGGAGAATTTTATGGAACATTTAATGAGCGCAAAGGCCGTAGCAGCCGCACTGGATATGCACCGCTCCACAGTTTATCGCAAGGTTAAGTCTGGCGAGCTGGATCCGCCGCTGAAGGACGGCCGCCGCACCAAATGGCCTGAATCCAGCATTGTGAAGTATCAGCAAAGCCTCAAGCGTGCGGCATGAAGCCGCAAAGCCAGTCATCGTACACTTGCATCATCTCCCTTCTCTCTTTCAAATACTCGGCGTGGTTATATGCAGCGACAACGCGATTTCCTTCAGCGTGCGCCAGCTGCTTTTCTATGACTTCACGCCGGTATCCCATCTCATACAGCGTCGTGGAGGCGGTGGCCCTGAAATCGTGGCTGGTGATGAACTTTGGCGGGAAGCCGAGGTATTCAATGGCTCGGTTGATGGTGCTGTCTCCCAGCGGCTCATTCGGCTTGTAAACGCCGGGAACCATCAGCGGGTTTTCTCCGCAAACAGCCTTCAATTGCTCAAATAGTTTTTTCGACGTGGAGGTGAGCGGCACCGAGTGCGATCGCTTCATCTTCATCCTTTCTGCCGGAATCACCCACAGGTCTTCATTGAAGTTTACTTCTGACCAAAGTCCGCGGCGAAGCTCCCCCTGCCGGACAAAAGTGAACGGCAAAATCATCAGCGCAAGCCGCGTCTGCGGATATCCGGGGAAGTCACTGAGCGCCTTGAAATACTGGCGCAGCTCGTCACCGGTCAGACATCGGGAGTTATGAGTTTTGGGAGGGATTATTGCGCCCTTCAGTGCGGCGGCGGGGTCTACTTCAGCCCTGAGCGTTGCAACGGCATAACAGAATATCGCTGAGCACCATTGCCTCACCTTTAAAGCAGAAGATGCCGATCCGCGTTTTTCCATGCCCTTCAGCACCGCCAGAATTTCGTGCGCTGTGACTTCACGGATCGGCTTATCACCAAAAACCGGATAACAGTTAATCTTCATGAACTGTTCGACCTGCTCGCATGTGCCGGCGGTCCAGTTTGGACGCTTGCGTTCGATCCACTCTTTTGCGACCAGTTCAAACGTATTGGAAGCCTCGGCCAGATTCTGCTGCTTTTCCTTTTTACGCACGTCCGTAGGGTTCAGTCCTCGCTTAACCTGCTCTCTAGCCCACTCACGCTCACGGCGAGCATCAGACAAAGAAACGGACGGGTATTCACCAATGGTGTATCGTCCGTCTTTGGTCGACGTCAGCCAGTAACGGTAGCGCCAGAACTTTGCACCGGATGGGCGAACCTCAAGGTAAAGCCCCTGTCCATCCTGAAGCGTGTACGGTTTTTCCTGCGGCCGTGCTGTTTTAACTTTCGTGTCTGTGAGTGGCATACCGGATAACATAGAAAAGGGATCGTGTTATCCGGCAGGTTGTCCGGTTTATAGTGCGCTGTCAAGAATCACTCTGCGACACTGTGCGACAAACAACTCAGCAATGGAGGGGGTTTGGATTGGTGATTGCGACAACCGGCAACATAACGCAACCAAAGTGCTGATTACTCAGCAATATCCGCATCGTTACCTTCTTGTTGGAGAAGCTCACGCACCACGCTGGTGGCAAAACTGCCGGCGGGCAGCCAGAACTGCATCTCCAGCGTCACATCGTCCCACCATTCCCAGCG